GTCCTAAAAATTCCGTGCCAGCATATGTAACATTAGATGTCTATCAATTAGTTCCATCTATTGGCAGCGGGGCATCTGTACGTCCTGATTTTAATTATGCATTGTCAATTAAACCAGGAATGCAAGTAAAACAATCAAATGGTTCTTCAGTTTTTAGAACTTTGGATTTGTTAGATTTTAAATTTTCATCTTCATATGATCCAACAGAAGTAACTATTTATGAATCAGATAATGCAACAAAACAACCGGTATATTATCTTTTAAAGAAACAAGCAAACGCAGTATCAGGTGAGGTAAAAACTGCAACATTTACATTTGGAACTCCAATTGCATATGATAAAGTAGTTTTACCAGAAACCAATGTAATTGAAATAATTTCAGTTCAAGAGTCGGATGGTGATTTTTGGTATGAAGTTCCTTATTTAGCACAAGATACAATTTTTGATACAGTGCCAAATTTGGCAGAAAATGATCCGGAACTATCTGCATATCGTTCTTCGTCGCCAAATCTTCTTAAATTAAAAAAGACAGCAAAACGATTTGTCACTAGAATGCGAAGTGATAACAAATTAGAAATACAATTCGGATCTGGGATATCAGATAATAATGACGAAGAAATTGTTCCAAATCCTAGCAATGTAGGAAATGGATTATCGGCAGTTCGACGAGCCGTTGATGTTGATATTGATCCATCTAATTTTTTATATACAAGAACTTATGGACAAGCACCTGCTAATACTACATTAACAGTTACATATACAATTGGTAATGGATTAGCTGATAATGTACCAACTGGTGTATTAACAACATTAAACAGAGTAGAATATGATGATGATGTTAATAGCACAAATAGCGGTGCAATATTAAACTTTGTCAAATCAACATTGGCAATAACAAATCCAATTCCTGCAGTTGGTGCAAAAACAGCAGACACATTACAAGACATTAAAAATAATGCATTAGCTAATTTTGCAACACAAAATCGTTTAGTAACTCGCGAAGATTATATTATTCGATCATATTCTATGCCAGCTAAATTTGGAAGTGTTGCAAAAGCATATATTGTGCCTGATGATCAAATTTCACAAGAAAATTATCAACAAAATAGAATTGCAAATCCATTAGCAATGAACATGTATGTTTTAGGATATAACCAAGACAAACAATTAGTTGAATTAAATCAAGCAGTTAAAGAAAATCTAAAAACATACTTAAATTACTATAGAATATTAACTGATGCAATAAATATAAAAGATGCATTTATTATTAATGTTGGTGTTAGATTTGAAATTTCTGTATTATCAAATTATAATAGCAACGAAACGTTATTGAGATGTATCGATGCATTAAAGGCACATTTTAATATAGATCGTTGGCAAATAAATCAACCAATATTAAAATCAGAGGTTACGAATATTATAGCAAATATTAGTGGCGTTCAATCCGTAATCAATGTATCATTTGATAATTTATATGATTCTGATCAAGGATATTCAGGAAATGTTTATGATTTAAATTCTGCTACCAGAAATGGAGTAATTTATCCATCATTAGATCCTAGTATTTTTGAAGTTAAATTTCCAAATCAAGATATTAGAGGTAGGGTTGTAAATTTTTAAAGGAAATATATGTTTAGAATATTTTATGCAGCAAAAGACACAACCTTATATGAAGCATATCCGGATTATAATACTGGATTAGATGAAATATTAGAAATTGGAAAACGTCAAGGAACTGCCGGAGATACATTATTAAAATCTAGAGCATTAGTTAAATTTGACATGGCCGAAGTTTCACAATCATTAGCAAAGTATGGAAAAACGGTTAATGATTGTAAATTCGTTTTAAATTTATATACATCTCACGCAAAAAATCTTCCCGCAGAATATACTGTATCTGCAAAGTTAGTAGGGCAAGAATGGATAAATGGTACAGGATTTTTAACAGACTTAACAATTGATGGTGCCAATTGGAGCGGATCTGCTTCTGGATCTACTTGGATATCAGGTAGTCAAAACGTACAAATTGGAAGTAGCAATGTATACATTTCTGGATCAGGTGCCGGCGGTAATTATATGTATTATTCTGGATCAGGTAATACGTTATCATTTATAGTTTCAGAATCATTTTCTTATCGACCATCAGATATTAATTTAACAGTTACTGATCCAATAAAAATATGGATAAGTGGCAGTAATAGTAATACAATTCCTAATTATGGATTCTTATTACAATTTTCAGATGCTGATGAAGCTAATACGGCAGTTGCTGGATATGTAAGATTCTTTAGTAGAGAAACTCATACAATATATGTTCCTAAATTAACGATGTATTTTGATAATACTACGTTTACAACAGGTTCATTAACTGCAGCAAATTTAGAGTCATATTCAATTTATACAAAAATTAAACCAGCATATAAAGATACAGAAATTGCGAAAATTAGAATTTATGCTCGAGATAAATTTCCTAGAAAATCTCCAACTAATGTGTTTCCGATACAAACAGTAAAATTTTTGCCAACAACCACTTATTACTCAATTTCAGATGCAGCTACAGAAGAAGTCATAATTCCGTATGATGATATTTATACTAAAGTAAGTTGTGATAGTACTAGTAATTTTATTTATTTAGATATGAATGGATTTATGCCTGAAAGATATTACCGCGTAAATTTAAAAATAGTAGATGGGATTACAGAACAATATATCGATGATGAAATTTATTTTAAAGTAATTAGATAATGGCAATAGAAAAACAAGCAAACACTGATTCAATCAATATTGATAAACAACTTAAGTATCAAAAAGATGGCTTAACTAGTATATCAAATAATGAATCAATAATGCCTCGCGATGCAAATGGCAATATCATATTGCAACAAGATGGCACTGCTAATCCGTTATTGATAATTGAGCCAACTGCAAATAAAATAACTAATAAATCAATGATGCGTATTTTAGATACACAATTTAAATATTTTAAATTTCCTCCTAGAACTACAATTGTTGATGAAGAACCTGTTGATTTAGATTTAGATTTAGATTTACAAAGTTTAGATCCTGTATTTGCAAGATATCGTCCATCGGAAGATCGACCAATTATTGCTGGTGCAGATTATGCTGGTATTTTAATGGATGAAGTTCAAGATGGAATACCACAACAATCTCCGAATACATATACGATAACAAAAGATCTTAAAAATTCTGGAATTGATTTACGATTTAGAATTAAATTGCAACATCGTTATACTTCAACGAGTGGTATATTAACAAATGGATATGGAACTGCATATTTTTCTATAATACGCGTATCCGAAGAAGGATTAGATCGAGAGTTTCGTACTTTTGAAAATCCCGGCAGCGAACCTAATATTCCAGGCTCAATATATCCAGGTGCAGCAAACGCTCAAACGGAATTAATTGATATTATTATTCCTAATTCAGAATTTGAAATTGGAGATCGTTTTGGAATCGGTGCTAAAGCTGGACAAAATAATGATACCCAATATCATACAATCAATGCATTACAATCATACTGGGTAATAACGGATGCAAGTAAAAATGTAGATCTTTGGAATCAGCAAATTCAAATTAATATAGAATCAGAACCAGCTAGAGTTGAGATACGATAATGTTAACGCAATATAAAAATATCAATGAAATTAAATCAGCAACAAAATCAATTTCGGGAGAACGTATTGATCGTACTAAAACTGAGTTTATTTCATATGATGCTAACGAATCTGTATATTCAAACAAAGATATTGTTAATGTAACAGATGATAATCGAATCGAGTTACATGTTTATGCAGGAGAATCTTGGTTAACTGGAAATCATAAAATACAATTTCAATCTAAAATTCCAGAATACAGAGATAAAATTACAAACCAAGTAATTCAAATTGACAGTGCATTAGGCATTGATATTTATTCACAATTTGATCAATTAAAATTAACAGCTGGCGAATTTAGAATTGCAATTAATTTCTTTAAAAATTTAATTGGTAGTTATGAATTACAACATTTACGAATTGACGAAATTTCTCCAGACCGAACAGAATTAAGACTTCGTGCAATTGATGATGAAAATTCAGAATTTTTACAACAAATTACGAATTACATTCAAACCGTAAATCATACATCTGATACTTTTTATAAAACATATCTATTAAATTTTAGTAGAAATCAATGTGTATTATTTGTTAACAGCGTTGTAATAGGCGATTACTTGTATGTTAAACTCTATGAACCATTACCACAAAATATTGCATTAGACTTTAAGTGTTGGGTCGTAGAAGAAGAAAAACCCGCATACATTGATCGCGTTTCAATTCAAACTGTTACGGTAACTAAACAACATAATAAATTAGCAAATCCAAATTGGCAAGCAAATTATTCGTATACAACATCTAATGAAACAAATTTGAAAACATGGTCAGATTTGTTAGGATCTTCCGTACAAACATCGCAACAAATTGTAGATGCATATTTTTCTGGAAGTTTATCGAATGTAAAATTAAACATTGATTATTCTGATTTTAATAATTTCGTATTTTATAGTTCTGCAACAGAACGTTTAGAAAATTTTAAATATAAATTAGAACTATTAGAAACTTATACATCGCAAAGTCTTGCAGTATCACAATTATCTGGTAGTGTTGCGACTACTAATGTACAAGATTATGAAAATTTAATTCGTAATTTAATTGGAGGATTTGATGATTTTGAACAATATCTGTATTATCAATCTTCTTCATTATTATCGACATATTCAATTCCATTAGAAGCTCCAATTGTAAACATTGTTACGGGTAGTTATATTCAACCAGTACCGAAAACAAATACTACAAAACCATATACATTAGCATCACTTTCTAGTTCGGTATTTACGAATTGGTATGATGCAGTTTATTCGTCAGCATCTTTATATGATACGTATAATATAAATGCATTGCAATTTGCAATACCAGAATATATTAGATTTGATTCTGATAATGTAAATTTAGTTACGTTTGTTAACATGTTAGGACAGCATTTTGATATTTTTTATACATATATCAATCAACTGTCATTAATTAATAAACGAGAAGAAAATCCTAAATTAGGTATGCCGAATGAATTGTTATATTCGGTAGCAAAACAATTTGGTTGGAATTTAACTGATGGCAATCAATCTCAAGAATTATGGCAGTATGTATTAGGCACGAGTGAAACGGGTGTACCGCTAACCGGATCTAATACGGTCGGCGATCCTTCTGTAGCAGGTCGAGATATGACGTATACAATATGGCGCCGTATTGTTAATAACTTGCCATTATTGTTGAAATCTAAAGGAACTAAACGAAGTATACAAGCATTAATATCTTGTTATGGAATTCCACAATCATTTATTAGTATTAATGAATATGGCGGACCTAGATTAGATAGAGCGCCAATATATGAAAAATTAAATTTTGATTATGCATTAGATTTAATAACAAATCCTGCAGGTACCGTAACTGTTAATTATAAACAACCAATTAATACAATAGAATTAAGATTTAGAACTGATGACATTTTGACAAATCCTACAATGTCAAATACTATGAATTTATTTACGGTAGGGTCAAATACAGTTACATTAGATTTTAGTAGTGGCACAAAAGGCACTATGCAAATCAATGGAAATAATACATCTGATATTGAGCTATTTGATGGGGGTTGGTTATCTACAATGTTATTGACGTCTGGTTCTAGTTTAAAATTAATAACTAAACGCAGTAAATATGGCAAAATTGTTGCAGTTGCATCAGCTTCGATTGCAGCAAGTTTTCCAGCAACCGGGTCAATCACATTAGGTGGCACGGTTAGTGGTAGTAGATTAATAGGACAATTGCAAGAATTACGTTTATGGTCATCATCATTATCAGAAACTGCATTTAATAATCATGTTAAAGCTCCTGGCGCATATAATGGAAATGCTAGTGCATATGATGAATTATTATTTAGATTGCCATTAAATGAAAAAATTAATCATACAACAACTTCTAGTTTAGGAGGCGTTCAACCTAAATCATCAACAATATCAGCATCATTCGCCGGTTGGTCATTTAATACCCCATATGATTCGTTAGAAGAAACATATTATTATGATTCACTGTCAGTTGCTGCAGGTACTTATGATGATAATAAAATACGTTTAGAAAATAATCAACTAGTTGGAACGTTAGACGTAAAAACAAGAGCAGAACGAAGTCAATTTGATACAGCTCCGTTAGATAGTAAAAAATTAGGAGTATATTTTTCGCCACAAACAATGATTGATGAAGATATCATTGCGCAATTTGGTTTTACTGAATTAGATCAATATATTGGAGATCCGGGTGCGACTGATTCAAATTCATATCCTAGATTAATTCAAGCTGCACAATCATATTGGAAAAAATATTCACAAAGAAATGATATCAATGCATATATTTCTATGTTTACGTTGTTTGATTTATCATTCTTTAAACAATTAGAACAATTATTACCTGCACGCGTTGATAAAATAACTGGTATATTAGTACAGCCAAATTTATTAGAACGTAATAAAGGTACTATTTTACCAAAAATTAAAAGATTTGATAGTACATATTATGGCGTATTAGATAATACAGCTGTTACCGCGTCTGGAGTTTATCCTACATATGTAGGAGGAGTCGAAACACAAATTGCAACTGTCGAAGGACTAGATGATGATCAATTACAAATGTATTTAACATCATCTCAATCTGAAAAATATGACGGAATGATATACAGCCACGAATATTTAATTCGATCTGGTAGTACATATATTCCTGCATATACTCCATATTGGATTAGCGAAGGATTATTACCTGCATATACTTCAAGTGTATTATCAGAATTTAAACTTCAAAATGTTAGTTTTATAACATCATCATTTCCTATAGGGTTTTACGGATCTGGCACATATGGTTCTAGTTCATATGGATTTAATGTAGAACGAAGATTTACGGGAAGTAGAGTTGAAGTACAAGATTATTTGCCGCGCGGAGTTGAAAATCATAGATATGCTGGATCTAAATTATCATCGCCAGCATTTAATATAAGTTCTACGCAAACAATTGATGGAGGACCTGTAGTTGAATGGAGATCAGCAAATCCTAATCAATTGATATATCAAAATACCGGCGAGCAAGGAAGTTTTAGATTAGTTTAACCATAAAAATTACAACATGTATATTTATATAAAATAAGGTAAAAACATATGGGATATTTAGATAATTCGAGCGTTACAGTAGACGCAATTTTAACGTTAAAAGGACGTGAACTTTTAGCTAAAGGCGGAAATGCTTTTAATATTACGCAATTTGCAGTCGGCGATGATGAAATTGATTATTCATTATGGAATCCAGATCATCCTCTAGGTACAGCATATTACGGAACAATCATTGAAAATATGCCCGTAACAGAAGCAGTTCCTGATGAAACTCAAGCATTAAAGTATAAATTAATTACGCTTCCAAAACAAACAACTAATATTCCAGTTGTTACAGTAGGAAATACTTCAATTACATTATTAGCTCCAGGTGATAGTACTATTATTGCACCTAATACAAGTAATTTTAAAGGCGGCAATGCAACATTAGGATATACGGCAATATTGTCTGACTCTACCGTAGCTGATATTCAAGTTACCAGAGCATTACAAAATTCAGTACTTCCAACTACTCCGAGATTTATTGGAGATAATGAAGATGCACAAAGTGTTGCAGTTGCTGGATTTGAATTCCGTATTATTGCTAAGACACAATTGATTGAAGATAAAACCGCAACTGTTACCGTAATTGCAAATGAAACGGGTGGAAGTGTTACTATTAATTTAACAGTTAAAAAAGCAACAACTGCTACAGTATAAAATGGATATTAATATGAAAATGAATGAATTCATTACACGATTAAAACAACAACCTAGAATTGGTGGAGTACCAAGAATACCGGCTGGTGGTGTAGTAACTGAACAAGTGCGACAACTTGCACAA